CTTTATTGATGCACCACACTTTGAACTGATGATGGGCTAATGCGTTGGTTAGTGTTAGCTTTACTATTATCTAGCTGTGGTTTAACTTCGTTATTACCCACAGGTGGTACAAATGTAGCTGCCAATACACAGTTAGGTAAAGAGAACAAACAGGCTGTAGTTACTTACGAAGAAGAAGAAACTAATAACGCAGGACGTGACATCATCACAGAAACAAAAGAAGTAGAAGCAGGTCCAGTAGAAAAGCTAATGATTAGCAATCAAAACATTCCACCTTGGGTTATAATGTTATTACTATTAGGATGGCTACTTCCTACCCCGACACAAATAGGTCAATCAATTGCAAACTTTGTGCTTGCATTGTTTAGAAGAAAGAGTTAAAATGGCACGAGCATTAACAGAGAAACAACAAAAGTTACTAGCAGTTTTATTTGATGAAGCTGGTGGTGATATTAATGTTGCTAAACGAATAGCAGGATATTCGGATGCTACTTCGTCTACTGAAATCATTAACTCTTTGAAAGAAGAAATATTAGATGCTACATCTGCATACATGGCACGTAATGCTCCTAAAGCTGCAATGGCTATGGTAGGTGCTTTGTACGATCCTACTGAACTAGGTATTCGTGATAAGATGTCAGCAGCAAAAGAACTACTAGATCGTACTGGCCTAGTTAAAACAGAAAAGATGCAAGTAGAAGCTAAAGGTGGAGTAATGCTAATGCCACCAAAACAAATGGATGAAGATGACTAAACCATTAAAACAATGGAAGTTACCCCAACCGACAGACATAAAAGAAGACAATGAATGGGTTCCTATTCCCCGTATATCTAGGACCATTCCATTTGGCTACGAAGTAGACCCCGATGATCCTGATGTACTTTTACCTATTGAGCATGAACTTGATATGCTTGAACAGGCACAGAAGTACCTTAAACAGTATTCATATCGTGAAGTAGCTAACTGGCTAACACGAAATACAGGTCGAGATATATCTCACGTAGGATTACGGAAACGGTTGGACAATGAGCGACAACGAAAAGACAAAGCTAGAAGCCTTCGCAGATGGGCAGACTATGCGAAAAAGGCAATCGCCAAAGCGGAAGAAATTGAACGCACAAGGCTCGGAGCAAAAGCAGACAAAGAAGACATCAGCGAAGCCAAAGCCTGAACCCGCAAAGATTATTAGTGAGATTCCAATTGAGGAACAACACAATGTAATCTTTAAACCCAATGAGGGACCACAGACAGAGTTCCTTGCTGCAGGTGAACGTGAAGTATTATATGGCGGCAGTGCGGGTGGCGGTAAATCATATGCGATGTTAGCAGACCCTTTACGTTATATGGGTCATCCTGCTTTTTCAGGATTGCTGCTTCGTCATACTACAGAAGAACTTAGGGAACTTATATTTAAGTCTCAAGAAATGTACCCTAAGATATGGCCTGGAATTAAGTGGTCAGAAAGAAAGATGCAGTGGACTGCGCCCTCTGGTGCGAGGTTGTGGATGTCCTACCTAGACAGAGAAGATGACGTTCTCCGTTACCAAGGTCTAGCATTTAGCTGGATAGGCTTTGACGAATTGACGCAATGGGCTACTCCATTTGCATGGAATTACATGCGGTCACGTCTACGGTCCACTGCACCCGACTTACCTATCTTTATGAGGGCAACTACAAACCCTGGAGGTAGGGGTCATCATTGGGTTAAGAAAATGTTTATTGACCCAGCACCTTCAGGAAAGGCTTTCAATGCAACTGATATTGAGACAGGTGAAGAACTTAAATATCCTGCAGGACACGAAAAGGCAGGAAAACCTTTGTTCAAACGTAGGTTTATACCTGCACGTCTTTCAGACAATCCTTACCTAAGCACACAAGGTGATTACGAGGCAATGCTACTATCGTTGCCTGAACAACAACGTAGACAGTTGCTAGAGGGTGACTGGGATATTAAAGAAGGTGCAGCCTTTACAGAGTTTGATAGGAACGAACATGTCATTGAGCCTTTTAACATCCCTAGTAATTGGGTTAAGTTTAGAGCATGTGATTATGGGTATGGCTCTTACAGTGCTGTCGTGTGGTTTGCCGTTGCGCCTGATGAGCAACTTATCGTATATAGAGAATTGTACGTCAGTAAAGTTCTAGCTACTGATCTAGCAGACATGGTGCTTCAGCTAGAGGCAGAAGACGGAAACATTAAGTATGGAGTTCTTGACTCTTCTTTGTGGCATAAGCGTGGTGATACTGGCCCTAGTCTTGCTGAACAGATGATTAGTCGAGGATGTAGATGGCGTCCATCAGATCGTTCTAAAGGTTCACGTGTAGCAGGTAAGAACGAAATACATAGACGTTTACAGGTAGACGAGTTTACAGAAAACCCCAGACTAGTATTCTTTAACACTTGTACCAATATGGTAGCACAGTTACCAGCAATTCCACTGGACAAAAAGAATCCAGAAGATATTGATACACACTCAGAAGACCACTTGTACGATGCACTACGTTATGGTATAATGTCAAGACCACGGTTTAGCATATTTGACTACGATTCAAATTCTACAAGATCAATGGGAATGCGTGTGGCAGATTCAACATTTGGCTATTAAGGAAAAATAAATGGCAGAAGATAGTGAAGTATTCATTGAGGATGATGCAGTTATCCTTGAGGACACAGATAACTCAGTAGAAGAAGACGCAGATACTTCTAAGATTATTCCATTTATTATGGAACGATATGCCCGTGCTGAAGACTACCGCCGACAAGATGAAGAACGTTGGCTACGTGCTTATCGTAACTACCGTGGCATATACGGACCAGAGGTACAATTCACAGAGGCAGAGAAGTCTCGTGTATTTATTAAAGTAACTAAGACAAAAACACTGGCTGCGTATGGTCAGATTGTAGATGTACTATTTGCAAAGAATAGTTTCCCACTTACAGTTGATCCTACAGAACTTCCAGAAGGAGTTGTTGAGAATGTCAGTTTTGATCCTGCTGTTCCTAAAGAGTTACAAGAAGACCGAAGAAGTGATCCAGTATCGCCTTATGGTTTTAAAGGTGATGGTAAAAACCTTCCTGCAGGAGCTACGGCAAAAACGTTAGAAGAGTTACTTAACCCTGAACTACGTGAAAAGCTAGAACCTATTGAAGGTATTAAAGAGGGTGCGGGTGCTACACCTACATCTGTTACATTTAGTCCTGCTATGATTGCAGCTAAAAAGATGCAAAAGAAAATTCAAGACCAGCTTGATGAATCGTCTGCGTCTAAACATTTACGTAGTACTGCATTTGAAATGGCTTTGTTTGGCACAGGTGTCATGAAAGGTCCATTTGCTGTAGACAAAGAATACCCTAACTGGAATGATGAAACAGGCGAGTATGAGCCTACGTTTAAAACTATTCCACAAGTATCCCATGTATCTGTGTGGAACTTTTATCCAGACCCAGACGCAAACAATATGGACGAGGCGCAGTACGCAATTGAACGTCACAAACTGTCTCGTTCACAAATGCGTGGTCTAAAGAAACGTCCATACTTTCGTAGTAAAGTTATTGATGAAGCTATTATGCTTGGCGAAAACTATGACAAAGAATACTGGGAAGACGATCTATCTGATTATGCACCAGAGCATGGCATTGAACGTTTTGAAGTCCTAGAGTATTGGGGCATGGTAGATGTTGAAATGCTTATGGAACAAGGTGTAGATGTTCCACGTGAACTACAAGATACAGACGAACTACAAGCAAACGTTTGGATTTGTAACGGCAAACTATTGCGTATGGTACTTAACCCATTCAAACCTGCTCGTATTCCTTACATGGCAGCACCCTATGAACTAAACCCTTATTCATTCTTTGGTGTAGGTATTGCAGAGAATATGGACGATACACAAACATTGATGAATGGTTTCATGAGAATGGCTGTTGACAATGCTGTATTATCTGGTAACCTTTTGATTGAGGTAGATGAAACCAATCTAGTTCCAGGCCAAGACTTATCAGTATACCCAGGCAAAGTATTCCGTAGACAAGGTGGTGCACCAGGACAAGCTATCTTTGGTACTAAGTTCCCGAATGTTGCAGGTGAGAACCTACAGTTATTTGATAAGGCACGAGTGCTTGCAGACGAATCTACTGGCTTCCCATCCTTTGCACATGGACAAACAGGTGTTATGGGTGTAGGCCGTACTGCTAGTGGTATTAGTATGCTAATGGGTGCGGCAAGTGGTACTATTAAGAATGTTATTAAAAACGTAGACGACTATCTACTTCGCCCACTAGGTGAGGGATTGTTCCGTTTTAATATGCAGTTTGACTTTGATCCTGAGATTAAAGGTGACCTAGAAGTTAAAGCACGTGGAACAGAATCACTTATGGCTAATGAAGTACGTAGCCAGCGACTTATGCAATTCTTGCAAGTATCATCCAACCCTGCACTTGCACCGTTTGCTAAGTTTCAATACATTATTCGTGAGATTGCAAAGTCTCTTGATCTTGACCCCGAAAAAGTTACCAACAATATGAATGAAGCTGCTATTCAAGCCGAACTAATGAAACAGTTCCAGCAAGAACAGCAAGCGCAACAACCTCAACAAGGTGGTCCAGCGGGTGCAAACCCAATGGATACATCAGGAGCAGGTGGTGGAACTATCGGTGTAGGACAAGCACCGACACCACAAGAACAAGGATTTAGTGGTAATGCAGGACAAGGAGCACCTCAGCAAGCTCAAGGGGCTGGTCAGCAACCAAGCCCAATGGTCTAAGTTTGAAGAATACTTAGATACGGTAATTAATCAACAACATCGTGTTATGGAACAAACAAATGAATCTGTTGCGGTGTATAGAGCACAAGGTGCTATTTATCAGTTGCGTAGACTAAAACTATTACGTGACGAAGTATTAAAATCTCAGTAAGGAAATTACTATGGAAGAACAAATGGAACTCTTTGAAGACGGTGGCCTAAAAGACGAAGGTGGCATGGTAGACGAAGAATCAGGAAACGATGTTCCTAATGGTAGCACTAAAAAAGAAGTGCGTGATGATATTCCTGCTATGCTAAGTGAAGGTGAGTTTGTTCTACCTGCTGATGTAGTTCGTTATCATGGACTAGAAAAGATTATGCAGCTTCGTGATGAAGCTAAGTTTGGTCTAAACAAAATGGAAGCTATGGGTCAGATGGGTAACTCTGATGAAGCTACACTAGACGATGATGTTCCATTCGGTCCTGCAGATTTACTTATTGTAGCAGGTGAGCCAGAAGACAAGCCACGTGAGATGGCTGAAGGTGGTGTAGTATATGCACAAGAAGGTACATATATTCAACCTGCAACAGGTATTATGGGTTATCAACCTTCTATCTATCAAGGGCAACAAACATCTACAACATACACACCTCCACCTAGTTCTGTAGCACCACCCACTCCTACATCTTCTCCTGCAGGTGGGTATGTTCCTAAGTTTGTAAGTGCAGGTGCTACACCATTTGACGATGGTAGTTTACCGCCTCAGCCTGTAGCAACTCCTACTACTACGGATACATCTGCAGTAAGTACTGCGTCTACTGAAACTAAGTTTGTACCTGAAGTACAGGACAAGTATACTACACTTAAATATATTAACAAAGAAACTGGTGAGATACGTGACTTTTATTTTTATAACGGTAGCCCAGTAACACCTATTCCAGATGGGTTTATTCCATATGACGAGTCTGTAGATGAAACGGTAGACGATCTTGAATCAACAACAGTTGAAACTACACAAGTACGTGGAGGTGACGATGATCCATTTAAAAACTTACCTAAACCAGAGGCTGTAGATTATGGTAAACTTAATAAAGATGAACTATTAGCAGCATTCGACCAAAATAAAAATGCTCGTACAGTTTTAACTGGTATGGGAGTTATTAATCCTATTTTTGGTTTACTTGGTGTTGCTACAACAAAATTACAACAAAAACAAATTCTTGCTGAAATGGAAGCAAGAGGAATTAAACCACCAGAAACAAAAGGCAACATTATAGATCGTATCAGTGATATGATTTCTGGTTTGTTTGGGACGGATAAAGACGAAGTTAAAAAGGTTATTGAAAAAGATGATGATGACTTTACACCAATTACTAGTTCTGGACCAAGTAAAAGAGGTCGTCCAACAAGATCATTAGATATGGGTCTTACTGATGACGATATGGGTTTACCTAGTGGTCCTGCTCCAATAAGTACTCTTCCTTCAAGTGCGTATGATGCAATTCCTTCTCCTGAAGAGATTGTAATGTCTCAACCTGTTTATAGTGGTGCTTTAGGACCAGAAGACTTTGCTCCTTATCCAACAAGTACTAGTAGCTCTACAGGACCAACTACAGGTAGAGGTGGGCGAGCAAAAGTAAGTAGTTCAAATAAAGATGATAAACCAAGTTTTGCACCTGTTAGCAAAAAATCATCTTCCTCTAGTTCTTCTGCAGGTAAGCAGTCTTCATCACAAAAGGCATCTACTGCAGCAGCTACATCTAAAGCAAAAGAAACTTTAACTAGTGGACAACGTGCAGGTAGTGCTGAATTAGATAAAACGTATGGTATTTCAGGATTGAAGTCTGGTGGATTGGCTTCACGAAAAAAGAAGAAAAAATAAATCCACCAATTAGACTGGCCTACCCATCCCCCTACCAACAGGCTACGGTGGCCCCAGTAAGGAAACTAAAATGTCAGAGAACATGGAAGTAATGGCTTCAGAAGTTGAAGCACCAAAGAAAGTAGCATTTGCTAATCGTAAGTATTCAAATGCAGAACGTATTCAGCGAGAAGAAGAAGAACTAGAAAAACTTATTGCTGAACAAAAAGGCGAAGCTGAACAGGTAGAACAAGAACCACAAGAAGCTGAACCTGCTAATGCTGAGGAAAAAAGTTTTAAGAAACGTTATGGTGATCTACGCCGACACCAACAACAAAAAGAAAAAGAATACGAAGATCGTATCAAAGCTCTTGAAACACAACTAACTCAAGCAACTAATAGTGAGATTAAACTACCAAAGTCTGATGAGGACATTGAAGCTTGGGCAACCAAGTATCCAGATGTAGCTGCTATCGTTGAAACTATTGCAATTAAAAAAGCAAAAGAACAATCTCAAGGTCTTGAAGATCGTGTTCGTGAAATCGACGAGATGAAAGCAAATGCAGCACGTGAGAAAGCAGAAGTAGAACTGCTAAAGCTACATCCAGATTTTGATACTATTCGTGACAGTGATGACTTTCATGAGTGGGCAGAAGAACAACCTAAGTGGGTTCAAGATGCTCTTTATGAAAATGATGCAGATGCACGTTCTGCTGCACGAGCAATTGATTTGTATAAAGCAGACCGTAATATTACAAGTAAAAAGTCTGCTTCATCAAAAGATGCTGCACGTTCTGTGGGAGCACGGAATGAACGCAGTAAGCCAAGCTCAGACGCAATGAGTGGGGCTATCCGAGAATCCGATGTCCAAAAGATGTCGGCTACCGAGTACGAAAAGAATGCTGACGATATTATGGAAGCTATTCGTACAGGTAACTTTATTTACGATTTATCTGGTTCTGCCCGATAAAAAGTATTGACATATAAGTTATTTATGATATAACTATATATGTACAGTTTGGTATCTGTACCTCATTATGACTACTACAGATACCTTTCATTTATCTTAGCAAACAATATGACTTTACGGATTACCTAATACGTATGGCCCATGTAACACATTTTGTAACTGATCATTACATTTTGTGATCTATATGCACCCATAGACGATTAGCCTCTATACTAAGTAATAAAGTTTTGCATCTGTATTCTAATGCTAAAGGAGTTTTATCATGGCATTCGGAAGCGCATCAGGCTACACAAACTTACCAAACGGTAATTTCTCGCCTGTTATTTATTCCAAACAGGTGCAACTTGCATTCCGCAAAGCATCTGTCACTGACGCTATCACTAATAATGATTATTTCGGTGAAATCGCAAATATGGGCGATACTGTTAAAATCATTAAAGAACCTGAGATTTCAGTATCTGCATATCTACGTGGTACAACAATCGCACCACAAGATTTGACAGACAACGATTTCTCTCTAGTCGTAGACCAAGCAAACTATTTTGCTTTCAAGGTTGACGATATTGAAGAAGCACACTCACATGTCAATTTCCAAAGCTTGGCGTCTGATCGTGCAGCTTATCGTTTGGCTGACCAGTATGACCAAGAAGTTCTTGGTTACCTATCTGGTTATGCACAGTCTGCTCTACATACTAATGCTGATGGTGTTAACACTACAGTAAACGGTACTAAAGCAAATTCTTCTGCAGGTACAGACGAACTTCTAGCAGCTAACAAG